AAAGCCTTTTGTTTATTGGTTTTATAACCTTATTTAGCGATTGGATAAACAGAAACTTGTTTAATGACTTTTTAATGACATTTAATGAAATAGCCTTAAAACTCGAATTGATTAATACCTATCACAGTTAAATCTGTGATAAAAAATGTAATATTTATAAAAAGTGGGTATCAATTTGGGTATCAAAGTCAAGTTAATTTGTGTCTGTTAAAATAGACATTTTATCTTTTTTCCGTTTGAACGAAAAACAGACCAGCACCACTACCAGCTTGTTATCTATTACTCAAACCAAACTTGTCCATTATCCACATAACCAACATATTTCAAACTAAGTTCTTTTTCATCCGCTGGCACTACTCCACGACTTTGGATGCTGATGTCCCCATCTTCGTTTTCCCAAATGTCAAGCATATCTGCTTCTAATTCCATTTCTTTGATGATGTCTAGAATTTCTTGTTCTCTTTTCATTTCTAATTCCTCCGCATATTCTGTTAATTTACTAGCTACTTTTAAGCTAAGATTTTCAATTTTTCTTGTACCTGACTTAATATTTGATAAGCTAGGCTGGGCCACTCCGGTTGCTCTTGAAATTTCGTATTGGCTGAAATTATCAAGTAGCCACTTAATCTTTTCACTATCCGCTTTCATTCGACTCCCTCCTATTTAGTAAAAAAGTAAATAACAGCAACAATCACGATTAACCAGATGATGAATGCTGTCCAATTAAAAGGATGCTTGGTAATTCTAAAATTTACTTTCATAAGAATTTTTGATATACTATACATAAGCCCCCAAGGGGGCGGGGAGGTTTACTCCCCGATTTCAATTTGCCATTCAAAGCTGATGATTACTAAGTTTATCTTGACCGAGAACTTGAATTTCAGTTTTGGTGGCTTTTTCTTATGCTTGGCTCGCATATCTTTACCTCCTATTTTATTTGTAAGGTCTGCCAACCTCCTTACATTATTATTGTATAACATTTGTTATATAATGTCAATACTTTTTACAAACTTTTTTTAAATATTTTTATTTTTTTTACAACAAAAAAAGCCCTACCAGCCATGAGCTAGTAGGGGTTGAATTAAATTTTTAATTTCTGTTTTTTTTTTATTTTATCAGAGTTTCCGCTCTGTTTTTTATGATAGCTCGCCCCAAAGGTCGATTCTGTTGCCAGCTTCGTCTGTTTGGCCGATAGCCAAATAATTACGATTGCCAGACTCTCCCACGTATGAGATCCAGCGGTAGCCATCATTTGACCCTTTAGAGTCATAATGGACTTTATCGCCCGGCTGATAGACTGCCACGATTTCACCGGTCAAGCTAGGCTCACGACGGACATTAATTGGGATGTCTCCGACGGTAAATGTAGCATCTTCTGGGAAGAATGGAACTTCGTGATTGTCCATAACTTCTGTGATGGCTGCTTTAAGCTCTTGCTTAGGTAATGATTCGCCTTTAGGACGAAAAGCTGTCGGATAGAGAATAGAATAAGGGAAAATTTGAATATCAAAAACCCCTCCACCGAACGGGCCGGGCGCTCCGCCTTGATTTTGTCCAAGGAATTGGCCATTCACGCCGTCTATATCTCCAACAAAAATGGCTACGTGAGACACTGGGGTTAGTGGAGATTCTACAAAAATACATACTTCCCCGCCTTCCAAGTTTTCGACCTCGTCAAAGTAATCTAAAATGCCGTTTTCGTGGCGCTGATTCCACAAATCCTTGACATAGAGCGAATCCGTGCAGTTAGAAAACGGAACGCCTAGCCATAGACAGTATTTAGCGTACCCGTCCCAGCATTGCCACCCAAACCAGCCGTCAATGTCGAATCCTGAGCCGAGGACTTCGTTTTGAAATAATTTGACTTTATCCATTGTGATTTCTCCTCTTACTTTTTCCAAGAGTCATTAGCCGTTTTAACGGCTGACTCAATAAATGTATTTAGCTGATCGTTAGTAAGATAAATATTGTATGCTTCAAGGCTTTCAATCAAGCTAGTTTTAGCATGTTCAAATTTATCTTGTCCGTTGATTCCCAATTTGTCCGCTACTTGTTCCGTAGCCTGTACGGCATTTTTAGCTAGGATTTCAGCGGTTTCAATGGCTTTCTTACCTCCTCTGGTTAAGAGGTACTGTTTAACAGAGTTAACCACAATACCAACTAGCACTACTAAAATGCTCATAGCTCCACTTACGACAATATCTGTAATTTGATTCATTTTTTTCTTTCTCCTTTTTTAATCGATTTACTTGGTCCTTCCGAACCTTCTTTTAACTTAAATTTTTCATGATCAATATTTTGCTTTACAAGACGATCCAGCCCAGGAATTTCAACACCTAAAGCTGAAAGACTGGCTAGAATGCTAGATCCGTATGCTGCCATCATTGCTACAATGAAGGCATCAACTACAGGCCCAAGATTCATATATAGGGCGAATGGATAGCCAATGGCTACAATCAAGATCATAGCTGTGTGACTTACCAGCCCTTTTCTCCATTTTCGACTTGAAAACTCATGATAAGCCCACGCTCTAGATACCCCTAAAACGATATCTAGAGCAACAATGGCCATCAATAGAAATACAATCATGTGTTCATCAATTCCGTGATCATAGAAGTCACGGACTACTTCAATAATTCCAAAGATTCCATCTGGTTCTTGATACATCAATCACACTCCTTTCAATTAAGATTCAGGTTGTGCCACTGGTTTGGTCTCAAGGTCTCCTGATGGTTTGTTTTTCTCATCTTCTTTAGGAACCTCCCAATTGTAGATTGCAAGCTTGCCATTTTGAAGAAGCGGCCCTTTCAAATCTTTGATTGATTCCCCATTGTATGTAAAATCGTAGTTGACTTGAACAAGCACACGTTTCCCTTCACTGTATTGTTCAGTATGGTCTGGATCAATTAAAGTGAATATATCATGCTGTTTGTAGGTTTTGCCTACTTGAGCGACTTCCACAAGCTCAAGCGCCCGTTTGAAAAGTGTTGGATCAAGTGGGTTGTCTTCGTTGGTCACAGCTACAAGGACAGACCAATCAGCAAGAGCTTTATTATTTTGAATCAGAACATCCTTTTTCTCGTTTTCTTGAGTAAGTTCTTGAATTTTCCGAACAGCTTCTTTATTAGCATCAACTGATTTGTCAAGCTCTTTCTTGAGCGCTACGATAGCCCCAGACGGGTCCAGCTCCATCCTTACGATATTCAGCACAGCCTCAACTAGAGTAGCTTCATCTTCTTCAGTCCGATTATTTGATAGGATTTCTTCAAATACCCGATATGGAAAGTCTTGCTTGATTGCTACCTTAGTTGTATTTGTGATGGGATCAAAAAATCTTGATTGTATCTTATAATCCATTAAGCAGTTACCTCGTTTTTATTTTTGATTTCTTCGAACAAGTCCTTCAAATCTTTGTCAGATTCCAGGACAGATCGATAGACTTCAACTTCTTCGTAGAGTTGAGCTAGTTTTTGTTGTGCGTCATTCAGTCGGACTTTATATTCGACTTCATTAAGTGTTTTGTCACCGAGCTGTTGATTTAACTCAGTGATGATTGCTAGTAAGATATTTTCTTCCATGTCTTCTCCTTTTTCTATTTAAAGCTGTACTTGTTAAGTACGCCCGTTATGTGACTTCTGATGTTCTGGTTTTTCAGATCCCAGCCATATTTGGAAATTTGACCAAGGCATGTCAATAGATCCCATAAATAAGTACCAACGTTATAAGCGTTTTTACCTATAAAAATGTTATCTATCCAAGCTCCTGAAAAATGCTTGTCACCACGCCCCAAATTGTGCCGTACGCCCTTTTCGTTCCCTGGAATCAGATAAGAGCTTCCATCTCGTGTGTTATTGTGTATAATCCACGGGCTACGATAACGTCCGTTTGAGTAGAAGATGATACGGTCTGATACGATTTCATAGAGCGATTCATTTTCTGCCCCGCTCTTACCAGACCAGAGACGAGTTCCAGCGAATGTCTCATTTTCGGTATTTTCCGTTTTATCGTGATTAGTACCGATTACGATTCGGGCAGCCTTCGAATCCCTCACCCGCTCACCGATGAATCCGCTCTGGTTTAGCTTAATAAACTCTGACGATGTAGTATCATCAATCCGCCTGATTACTCCTGTGTTGGAATATAAATTAATGCTTCCATCATTTAGATTAAAGTCAGTCGCTTTATTGATTGAAAGCAACCGACCGCCCTGCATCCGTTCAGCGCTGAAATCAATCGAGTTAATTTGAGTGATAAAGGCTCTCTGAGAGGTCAATTCTCGGATAAAGGCTTGGTTGGCAATTAATTTACTGATCAAGGCGTAATCTACCTGAACCTTATCAGCAGTAACAGCGTTAGCTGCCAAAATTTCACTGGTTACTGAGCCAGCCTTAAAGTGACCCGTCTCCAGCGTGCCCGTTTTAAGATGACGCCCTAAAATGGACCCATCAACAATCATATCCCCTTTGACCTTGATTAATTTTGAAATCAAGGCAATAGATTCAGGATCCTGCACGAACAACGAGCTAATAGTCTTACCATTGATGGTTTTTCCAACGCCAAAAGTGATTTGACCTGGTGTGATGTCTACATCAGTCTTTTTGATGGTATCATCAATTTGACTTGCCAATTTCTTCAACTCACCATCAACGGTCTGGCTATATTCTGCCATCTTTGTTTCCAGCTTCTTGCCCGCTTCGTCTTCTGCAGCCTGCCAAGGGCGCTCAATCGTTCCCTCATATACATCAACATCAGCGATGTATAGTGCAGATTCGTCACCTTCAGTTTTACCGCTACTTTTAAACCTCAAAAAAGCTTCGTCATAAACTTCGGAATTGACCTTGAAATAAAATCTTTTAGCTTCATTGTTAGGTAGCTGTACTCCTTCAAGCAATGTAATGAATCTTTCGAATAGTTGTGCAGATCCTTTTCTTCTGAGAAAAAATACTAATTCAGCACCTTTTAAATTTTCTGAACAAAAAAGCGTAACTCCAACAGTGTAAGTAGTTTTTTGTCTAACATTAAATCGATGAGAAGAAAGAAACTTGGAATACGCACTATTTCTATTGATTATAGCTAGTAGCTTACGAGTCCCGTCGAAATATAAAGGATTCGTCACTATTTGCGCTGTTGGGTCTGAATCAGGAGAGATTTCACCCCAATTATTCATATTTTGAGGATCACCACTGTTCAAGACAAGATTTTGTCCACCAGTTTTTAACTCTTCAAACTTTCGAGTAATCCCACGAGAATCTTCTTCGTATTTGGATTTTGATATATAGCCAGATTCTATATCCTCTCTAAATGCGGTCAAGCTAGATGCCGTCTTATCTTCGATGTATTTTTTTAACGTCTCTTGACGGGTCCCATCAGCTTGTACATAAGATTCAAGAGATGTGATTTTAGTCTCTAAACCTCTAGAAGTTTTTTCAAACTCAGCCTGAAATGTACTAGTTGCATCTTCAGGGGCTTCGTTCCAGTCGCCAGGCATGTTACCTTCGAAGACGGCTGGAGCACATATTTCAAGCCAATCACCTTTTTTTTGACCATAATTGGCGCCGTGACGCCCAAAAATGACACGTTTCGGCACACTTACAGGCGTTTGGGTCCATTTTACCCAGTAGGGTCTCCATTCATTGGTAATAGTAAATACAGCATATCCATCAATTAAGTTGTCTGCAACGAATCCTGTACTAGTAACTACTTTTGTAACACTATTCGGACTAAATAGATGCAGTACGCATCTATAGTCATTGCGAGAAGCCCTGGCCCAAAATACAGCTGTATATTCGGTTCCGACCATTGGTACAGTTGTATTCGTCACGAACATATCAATAACCTTTTGATTTTCTTTCGTGATTTCAGACCGAATTACTTTAAAGCCATTAAATTCACCGACTACTCCTTTAATCCCTGGGAATAGACGAGTCCCTTTTATCAAATTTCGTCTACCGATTTTGATATTTGAGATTGTTTCTTTAATCCCTTGAGCCGTCTGTTCCACATACACCCGATCAGCTTTGTTTTGAGTCACCTTCACAAGATCAGATATGGCTTTGTTGGTACTTTGCTCATAATGGGATTGTGCGCCTGAAATACCGGCAAACTTACTTGCAGTCGAAGCCTTAAAGCTATCCATTTCATGTTGGATCGCAGTGTTCATCTCTGACAGCCCGTTAGCAGTAGCCTTAAGATCCTCTACCTTGACCTCAATGCCATTGTATTTAGCCTTAAACTCTTCTACAATTTCATTTTTATTGGCCTTGTTAGCAACATTTATTTTTTCAGAGATTTCAGCGTTTATCTCTTCCTTAACTACCTCTGCTTTAGCCTTGGCCTGCTCGATTCCGTCAGTAATCTCTGTTTTTAAAGCTCCAGCTTTTTCTTCAAAAGCCCTGTTGGCATTGTCAACCAATACTTTCAATTTCTTGTAGTATTCATCATCCTCTTGAGTCTTTTGGACTGTATCAAGGATTTCAGATGCCACATCAGAAATTCCATTTGAGCCTGACATGCCTCCACCGTGACCAGCTTTGTCATCAAATGTCAGAGAGATATACTCTTCTGACAGAGCATCAAAGACATAGCCCACAGCTTTCTTCTTCAACATGACATCATGTTTCAAGCTCATGAGGGATGCTGTATCTCCAAGATGTACAATTTGACCATCTAGCTCATAAGCTTCGATCTTGATCTGATCAGTAGGCTTGTCAATGTCTCCATTTTTGAATTTTGCTTCACCCCATTTTCTCAATTCTTCCTCTGTAGTAAGATCATTGTTCTCATACTCAGCTTCATTGATATAAGGGTAATTGCCAATGAGGGGGCTGTCCACAGTGACTTTCAGAACGGTGTCTTCTTCTGCTCCTTCTGGTTTGAATGTTGATTTAAGATGTAGTCTTGTGATAATGCTGGAACTGCTCTTGTTCCGTTCATACTGCTTCAAGTTTTGATGTGTAGTGATAACTACACCACGATCAATCCCCCGGCTTTTCGGAATATCAATCAGGAAGTTATCACGGATCATCTCGCCTTCCCAAGCGCCCACGATGGAATGTTTTCCATCCATCAGGATCTTATAGAGCGTTTCATCTTCTGTAGTGTTGAAGGTTCTATTGTCCATGATGTTACTTGTGAAGGAGAACTTCCCAAGTGGTGTCTTAACTGCTGAAATCATAGCATTCAAGGCAATTTGACAGGTTGAATTTGAAACCTTGATAGGACGCACAGAGCGCTTGAAGATGTCTTCTGTGATGTGCTGACAAGTCAGACTTACTGTGTCATCTTGCTCGCTGATTTCTTTGATCCGGAACAGTTGCCGGCCAGTGACAGGAGTGGGAGCGATGATGAGCATGTCTTCCTGAAATTTCTTATAAATTTCAGTGTCTGTGATTGGGTAGTCAACCTTGAGTGTATAGCTTACATTGATTACTTCTTCAACTTCTGCTTTTGTTGCTTCATGGAGTGGCTGGCCATTCCATTTCACTGTTTGAACATTTCTATCTAATAGATATAGAATTATAACCACCCCCAATTTGTTTCAAAGACAAGCGATTGAATACCTGGTCCCAAAACCACACCTACCGTCTTCTGAGCTTGGTTAGCGTCAATTGTGATGAAGTCTCCTGACCACTTCACCAGATTCCCTTTCTTATCCAAGAAGCTTGGATTCTGTGGATCATTCACCATCACAGCGCTATCAAATAGCTGTTCAAGCTTGATGGTTTGGTTCCCAATCGTGAAGCTAGTCTCAGATGAGCTGTTTCCTTTAATTGTGATTTTAGGAAACGCTAGTGAGCTACCTTGCAGCTTGAGAACACCATCTGAAGATAGTGTCTGAACATCATTACTTTTCATGTATTTTGTAGGGTGACAAATAAATGTCACCTCTAAAGAATACATTTTAGTTTTATCTCTCTGAGTGTCAGAGACCTTTGCCTGATAGCAGAACCATCTTGTGAGCTTGTTCTGTTGATTCTCAAGCCAGAAATTCCTTTTGGAAAGGAATTGGACGAATTCAAGGACTTGCAATTCTGTTGGGTTGATGAGCTGAAGAGTGTATTTCTTTTCAATCGCTTCTCTGTGAGAATTTGACTGAACGATATATCCACTAACTCCATCATGGCTCAATAACTTGTCCTTTGAGAGACCAACTTGAATTGTAGGGCCTTCCAGCACGATCACATCAAATGGAAATGATGAAGTTCCAACTCCATCAATGATCAATTCATTGTACTTTACCATGCAGACGCTCCTCTCAATTCTTTCTGTCTTCTCAATTCAGCAGCTATCTTCTGAGATACCTTATTAGCGATCTTCTCAATATCAGCTTCTTCTCTGATGATGTTGTCAGAGATGTTGATGTTGATCACGGTCCCTTGTGGGTCCATTGTTTGGGCGATGCCTCGACCAATAGCGCTCAAGTTACGTTCATTCAATGGTAGGACTGCTTCTTTTCCAGCTTCCCCACCAACCATCAGGCTATTCCCATTCATACCAAATGCCGTTGGTTTAGTCAAAATCCCACCTTTGGCATACCATTCAATGCCAATGCTTGGAATCCCTTTACCTTTTATCCAGTCCATTGGATTGAGTGATCCGCTAGCCTTGAAGTGAGGTAGTGGAATGTGTGGCCACTTAAACTGGAAGTTGAAGAAACCTTTAATGGCATCAATAGCATTTCCTACTAAATCTTTTGCCCCATTGATAGCACCCCCAATGGCATCTTTGATACCATTCCAGATGCCAGATGCAGTTGAGCTGATACCGTTCCAAATACCTGAAAGCGTGCTTGAAATTCCATTAAAAACACTTGAGACAGTGCTTGAAATTCCATTCCAGATTCCAGATAGAGTTGAGCTGATGCCGTTCCAGATGCCAGATGCAGTGCTTGAAATAGTATTCCAGATATTGGACAAGATCTGAGCCATTGCATTGAATACAGATTCAGCAATGCTCTTGATGCCATTCCAGATACTTTCAGCAATGCCTTTGATGGATTCCCAAGCGCCAGACCAGTCACCATTGATGATCTGCATCACAGTCTTGATGATGCCTAATACCACATTGATAGCTGTTTCTACCACCGTTTTGATAGTGTCCCACACTGTAGAAATTACAGTTGAAATAGTATTCCATGCAGTCTCGATGAATGGTCCAAGCACATTCATGATTGTGGTGATGGTTGCTGAAATAGCGTTCCAGACTGTTTCTGCTGTCTGTCTGATCAATTGTTGATTGTCATTCCACCAGCTTGTGAGCGTTCCCCAGATTTGCATTACAAAATCAGAGATGGCTTTGACAACAGTGTTGATGACTGACATGATAGCGTTCCAGACTGTTTCAACAGCGTTTCTGAATCCCTCATTGGTTTCCCATAGGTGCTTGATGGCCAATACAATCCCAGTTACTGCTACGACAACAGCAGCGATCACTGCAATGATTGGCAATGCAGCAGCTATCAGCCCTCCTATACTCGTTCCAACAGCCACAGCGGCCGCTTGAAGAGCTAGAAAGATAGGTGCTAGAACACCGGCCACAGTCACGATTGTTCCGAATACTACAACAAAGTTCTTGATGGGTCCCGGCAAGTTGTTGATCCATTCTGCCACCTTTTTGAAGACATCAACAATGATGTCTAAAGCAGGCGCAAAGGTTTCAGCAATAGCTCCACCGACTTCAGCCATAACGATTTTTAAACCATTTTGGGCAGTGGTGAATTTGTCAATAGGATCAAGGGTGCTTTCGTAAGTCTGTGAAACAACTCCTGCTGCATCTTCGGCTGTTCCCCTTAGTTTATCAAAACTCAAGGCACCACGCTTGATGGCATCGATCATCTGAGGGGCTTTCTTAGCTCCAAAGATTTCCATAGCGATCCCCATTGCCTCTGTCTCTGATTTGCTGTTCTTGATGGCTTCGATGGTCTCTTTGAGACCTTCCCTCATGGTCTTTCCTTTTTTGGTGTAGACTCCTGCTGCCTTTGTCATTCCTGACAATGCTGCTGATGAGTCAACCCCACGCTGTTCAAGCTGACCAATCAGGGCGACAGCTTCATCAAATTCAAGACCTAACATCTTGATTTGTGGAGCTCCGTCAGTAGCTTTCTTCATCAGATCGTCTACTGAAACCCCTGTCCCTTGAGCCACATAAGTTGTAGAGTCAAGAACATCCGATAAATGATCGACAGATAAACCGTAAGCTTCAAGAGCCTGCTTAGATTGGATAGTAGCATTTGTTACATCAGAACCATTGATTTCAGCAAACTTAATCATATCTTCTGATGTTTTTTTTAGTTCATCTCCGGTTAGACTGAATTGGGTATTTACTTCACCAACAGCATTCCCGATTGTACTGAAATCAGTCGGCATTTCAGTTGCAATTCCGTTGGCTATCCCCTGCATCTCCTCAAGGCTTTTACCACTTGCCCCCGTTTTTGTGACAATGGTGTCCATTCCTTCATCAATTTCCCGAAATGCTTCAAGAGCACTCTTCCCGAAATCTACTAGTTTTTGACTAATATCGGAGAGTTTGTCTGAGAACTGATTCAGTAACTCAGCTTTCAGAAGCTTGTTTGTCTCTTCGAGACCGCCACTGGCTTTTTTCCCTGACTCACCAAGATTTTCCATTTCATTGGCAAGACCGTTGAAAGCAGCCTTGGACTCATTCAGTTGAGTCTCTAGCTTATTGACTTCTGTTGAGTTCTCGCCATACTCTTGTTTTGCAATTGCAAGTTGTTTCTCAAGGTTCTCGACCTGTTGAGCGACAATCTCACTTTGTTTTCCAATCTTCTGTTCAGCAAGTGCCAGCTTATCTGCTTCACTAGCATTGGAACCCATCTGGCTTTCTTGTAATTTGAATGAGCTGACAACCTTGTCACCTTCACTTGCCAGACGCTGTTGCTCGTTTTGAAGCTCTTTCAGTTGTTCACGGTTGGATTTGGTAGCATTCCCGTTTCCATCCAATGCTTTATTGACATTCTCAAGCTTGTTCTCATAGCCCTTCAGGATGTTCTCTGTCTGGACCACTTCCCGTTGAAATGCACGGTATTGATTGGCACCAATGTCACCGCTCTTGAATTGAGCTTCAACTTGTGCTTGCGCTTGTCTCAATGTTTCCAATTTCTCCTTGGTAGTTGAGACTTGCTTTTGGAGGACTTCTTGTTTTTGAGCCAATAGAGTCACATTCCCTGTGTCAAATTTCAGAGCCTTGTCAATACTCTTCAATTCTTTTGCTGCTTCAATAGAGGCAGAATTTACTTTTTTCAGGGCATTTTGAAGGGGTTGTGTGTCCCCACCAATCTCAATTTTTATCCCTTTAATATTACCGGCCATATTTCCTCCTTTCACATAAAAATATAAAGAGCGCCTAAAGGATTCTTGTGATCAATTCCATCCATTCGATGAACTTGATCTCAGATTCTTCCTCTCAGCACTCTATTTCAGACTAGAATGAGTCAAAATCTGACTGTGTGGCCTTGCGTGTTTCTGATTTGTTCTCAGTACGCAAATTCACATAATCTGTTTGATAATCCAGAGCCATTCCAATTGAAATGTGCTTTAGATCATCAATTGTAAGACCAGTTTCTTTACAGCAAGAAAGATATGATTCTACTGTAAAGATTTCATCACTGGCGGATTCTGACTCATCTGGTTTTTTTTTGATGTCATTGTATCATTGATCATTTCCATTAGAATTGGAGCAATGTCCTGCAAAGGAAATTCTTCCATCTCCATGAAAAATTGTTCATAAGGCTTGATGTGTGGGTTCCCTGATTTGGTGAAAACCCAAAACAAGCGATTGAAGAAGGTCATGTCAAAGTTGGCCAACATGTTGATGTCAACTTCATTGTTGCCGTTCTCAGCCATTTGCATGATATTTTGGTTTGAGATCATTCCAAATAGATCTTGGAAGAAATCTTTCCCAAACTCACTCTTGTAAGCGATAGGAGTGTAAGCATTGGTTACAAGCTCATACTCCTTTTCACAAATGTTCACACTCTTACGCATTTAAGGCCTCCTTAATTACAAAGTTTGAGTAGGTTCATAAACCTTTTCAAACCATTTCTTATAAACTTCTTGATCGTCCGCTGATGTGATAGAACGTTTCACGACTTGATCACCAGGGCGAGGACTAGCTTTGAAGCTCAACTCACGTTCGTTCACGTTGGTTCCATTCTTAGTAGACGATCCGCTTGATGGGCGACTTGCTGAACAGTAATACATGACATGACGTGTCTTGTTGGCATCACCAGCAAATTCAAACATGAGAGCAAAGTTGGTTGTCTTCGCATCTGCTTTTTCTGTGATGACTCCTGTTGTAGAGTCTTTGATGTCACCCAAAATTTTTGTAGCAAAGGCTTCAATGATGTGTGGGACTTTGAACTTACCTTCATATCCCTCATTTGAGTTGATAAAGTAATAATCAATGTTATCAGCTTTCACTGACCCCGAATCCCCTTTAGGGTCCAGCGTCAATTCAATCGCTCCTGGAAAGCGGAATACTTGACCATAAGTGATCACTCCTGCTTCACTGATTGATTGGATTGGTGCCACATGGACATTTTCAAGTCCAAAGGTAACTTTGTTTTCAGTCATTTCTTTCCTCCTTAGTATAGATAGACTTCATAAGACTTCACGAATAGTCTTTCTGATTCAATAAAATTTTCTTCCTGAACATCATAAAAGAGCTTGTGGCCATTCCACAACTCTTCCAAGCGTTCTTCTAATTCCTCATCTTTTCGTTCAAATGCCAATTCCACAGTGACAGCACGGATCTTGTATGATGCTTGATTGTCTGCCCCTGTAATAGATGGTAAGCTTTCAAAATAGACAAGGTAAGGCAGTGATGGGACATTCCCTTCCCTAAATGCCTTGTATGTGACTGGCAATCCAGCCTGTTCCAAAATATCTGCAAACTCTGACAGCTTCATCTTCCAAGCTCCTTCAATTTCTTTTCAAAATTCTCAATAGCGTGATCTTCTGCCGGCTTGATGTGTACGATGCCGGAAACCCGTCCCCCGTTCCTTTTGATATGTCCGAATTCAAGCAAATGAGGGAGACGGTAATTTGTGTTATGCACTACAAAATTACCTTTCCCCATTTTCTTCTTCTTCCACGTTTTGGCATACTTCCCAAAGCGCTTTGGACTTGCCACTTTCAATTCTTGGACGGTCTCTTCTGCTGTTTCTTCTGCTATCTTATCAACTTTCTCTTCAACCTCTGTGGAATAATCTGCTAATGCTTTAGCAATTTGACTGGCTAGATCTTGGCTCATGTCATTTTCTCCACTAGAGTCAATTCAAGGATGTTGAGGTTGATTGGATATGTCTTCAAAATCCGGTATTCTTTACCGCCAAACTCAGCAAATTCCTGATTGTCGTATTCAAAACTATGAATATCAACAATCAGATTTGGACGAATGCCAGCCTGATTAGCTTGGTAAAATTCGGACCGTGTAATAGATTTCTTTTTACAAAAAATTGTAGTTTTTACTTTTTCAGTCAGATCTTGCTTGAGCTTATCCTTGCCTGTGATTTTAAAGCCTATCAATATGATTTCATCATTCCACATTTTACACCTCTTTCTTGGAAGAGATTTGCAGATTGTGCAAGCGCCATTGAAGATGACGTGGTAGATCAACACCACCTTCGTAACGATAAGCAGCAAAGTCAACAATGAACATTTCATGGTCAGCACGATCTGGAACCAATTCAACACCCAAATTGTTTGTTAGTTCGCTTATTACGCTTGAAACAATCTTCTCTAGTGTTTTATTTCGCAAATTTGAAGCAATTCCTAATTTGATTTTAAGTAATTCCACTAACTGACCAGTGTCCATGCTATTCTTCCTCTTTCTTAGTTGCTTTCTTGCGCTTTGGCTTCTCTTCAGTAGCTTCTTCCACTTCTTCAGTGGTTTCTTCTGCTTCCTCAGTGGTTTCTTCTGCTTCCTCAGTAGCTTCTTCCGCTTCTTGAGTGGTTGCTTCTACTTTTTCAATAGCTTCTTCTGCTTTTTCAATAGCTTCTTCAGCTTTCTTCATTACCTCATCAGTGATGAAAATTGAGCCTGCTGAGTTGAAGCCTGTCAAGAGACTTGTAACAAACTCTTGATCAGGCTTATAGCCTTTGCGTGGAAACACATCATCAATTTTATATTCATGTTGTTCTTCATCACGCATGTCTTTGAATGGACGGATTACTGTATAGGGCATGTGATACCTCCTTACGCTACAACATCAGTGTATGTGCCAAAGAATCCAGCAGCAGCATCTACTTTCTTAACATCCAAACGGATGAAGAGTCCAAGCAATTGGCCATAGATGTCATTGTTAACCCATTTAACAGATACTTGAGAACGGTCAAATAATCCAACAAATTCAGAGATGTCCCCGATGAAGAATTTCATGTCCCCTTCGTTTCCAAACACAGTGTCATCTACTTTGTAGATTGGCTTGCCACCAAATGAATAGCCTGTAGGAGAGGCTACATCAGTTTGAAGCATATAGCGTCCATCTTTGTCTTTCACTTTGTCCAGTGCAGCAAACATTGATTGAGTAACAACAATACTTGCTTTGTAGATTGATTTAAGTTTCTTGTTGTAGATGTCTTTGATGCCATCAAATCCAGCAGCATCTGCTTGAGTAGCTGTTTTGAGGACAGCAGCGATCAATGACAATTCAGTGTTTTCGCCTTGGTTGAATACTTCATCTTCTACAATTGACATGATGTCATAGTCTGCATCATCAATCATTTCTTGAGATACAGGGATGTATCCACGGTAAGTCTTGATTGAGTAATCAATTTCACTGATGCTTGGTTTTCCAAGTTCAGGATTAGCTTTCAATTCATCAGTTGAAACCATTTTGCCATCTGTTTTCTTGATAACTGGATATTTACCAGAACCACTGTTTACTTGAACACGTTGGACAAGATCCAAAAGTGGATTGCGTGTCTTTTCAAGGAAGTGAGGTTTCAACACTTCAGTTGGGATCAAAGCAGCGCTTCCAGAGTCTGTTGTTTTAAGACCTACGATGTCACGAGTTTGACCAGTACGAATGAATTTAGCAATTGCGTCACGTTGTTCCAATTTCTTTCCTCCACGTTGCTCCCCGTCTGGATAAGTTGGGGCTTTCCGATTTTGTTCATCGACTTGTTTTTGAAGCTCTTCAATTTCTTCTTCAAGTTTTGCTTTTTCTGCCTGTTTCTCTTCCAATTCTTTTTGGATGTCTTCAAGGCTCTTTTCAACCGTTGAAACTTCTTCTTCAGTTTCAGCACGGTCCAATTTTTCTGCTTCGATTGCAGAACGTTCATTCAATTCTGTGATTGCTTCTTCCAGTTCAACAACCTTGCTTGCTTTTGCACGCATGCGTGCGCCAAAGATCAATGCTTTGTTCATAGATTGTATTTCTCCTTAATTTTCATTTTGCGTTCATTTAACGCTTCAATATTGGCACGTTTCAGACATTCAAAGTCTTTCTGACGTGCAGCAATTTCAGTCTGTGGATAAGCCGGGAATGTGCAAGGGCTGACCTCAAAGATTTCAAGCTCTAGCACGGTATCAAGATAAGAACCATCTTCACGCTCAATGGTATCCACTTTGATAGGCATAAATCCAAAACTGCATCCAACAATATCCCCACGCTGGACACGGGCATAGGCTCCCATAGCGTCTGGATCATTCCTGTTGATGATAATGTCCCCATAGAGACCTTTGTCATCAACTTTGAGACTTACTGTGCTGTTCCCTGTGCGTCCTAAAACTAGGTTATGATCATGGTTAAATAATGCACGGATATCAGCATTCTTTATTGCTTCTTCCACTCCTGCACGTTTGATCACTTCAAAATAGCCTGGCCACAGCTCAGTTTCTTCATCGAACCGGATGAAGTAGCCACTCAGAATCAAGTCACCAGATTCTTGTTCTTCTCGTGTCTCAAATTGAGTAGCGATGTATGAATTACGTTTCTTCACTGGCATTTCCTCCTTCCTTGTTTAATTTGCTCTGATTGCCTAACTCCCCTTGTGGAAGGTAGTTTTCAAGAACAATAATTTCATCCATTTCAGGATCCGGAGTCATACCAACCCAATCTCTCCACTCATTTCTACGCATTGCAGCGCTGTTTGTCATCTGTTGAGCAACAGTTGACAGCTCTGTGATGTCGTAAGAGTACAGTGAACGTGGATTAAATTTGAAGTAACGTGTGGTTGAAGTCAGTAGGTCTCTTGTAAGTGTCTGAGTAATCGTTGTTGCGATGCTCATTATTGTGGTGTTTACAAAGTTGTTGTATTCTTCTTTGTTGAAATCGCCTACTCCTAAAACAAAAGCCGGAACTCCTAACATCCCAGCTACTGTTTTCTTATCAATTTCTACTGACTCATTCAAGGCAATGTCATTCAAACTCAATGGTTTCACTTGTTCCACTTCCATCAAGGCATCAGGAACAATCCAAGGTTCCCCTGACTGGCTTGTTGTCAAGTATTTCTTAGCGATTTTTTCCCGCCCCTCAACAGTTCCAAGTTCTTCATTTGATGAGTCCACCTTCACAATGAGGCTTGGAACGTTCTTTCCGTTCATGAAGCCCTTCTTGGTCTGTGTGGCCATGTTCAAATTTCGGACAATGTCTTTCAAAGCCAATCTAAAACCGGTCCCAATATAAGGCCGGTCTGGATCTGGATTGATGGCAAAGTGGACCACTTCATCTGGATTGAAATCAGTGTCCCTGAAGTGGATCATGTATGTCAGATCATTACTTTTGAATGATACTTCTGACATCGGGAATGGTCTGAGATTGCTGATGTAGTCAGTCATTGGATCATATTCCACATGTAGGACAGAATTCCCATCGCCAAACAGGAGCAAGTCCCTGACAATCTTGAAGATCCATGATTTTCTTGTCATGTGGTCACATGGATTGATGTCAATCTTGCGGGCCAACCCGTCCTTGATTCGTACATCCCCGGATTCTGTATTTTCCATAAGCTGAATCGTCATATTTGAAACCATGTCAGCGATTTTATTGACTGCCATAATCACATCAGGGTTTCTTGCTAATGGAATATAGCCATCCCCGTCATATATGATGCCCAAATCTGAATTCCCAAAGCTTGTGAACATCGTTTGAGACTTGCCACGCTTGAATAATTTGTCAAAGATTCCCATATTTCTCACCTCCTTTCTATCTAATCAAAGTAAGCCATCACATTCTTGTTCTTACCAAGGTTAGCAAGCGCCTGAATACAAGCAAAAACACTCGCATCAAACAGGTCAATTCTTGCTGTACCGCCATCCCCGTCCAATTTCTCATACTGGACAGCATCATCTACTTTCTCGATGGCTCTGACATTGCTGACACAATACTCATAAGCGTCCGAATGTACATAGTAAAATTCTTTGTTCTTCACTTTCAATTCAATTCTTCTGAATCCCTCTGATTTCAAATAGAATAGCTGAGGCTGGTCAATCATTTTGAACTTAGCTTGCTTCATTTTGAGCATGAACTCTCTACCAAATTTTCTATCCATCCCGACAGCAGCAATTTTAAAGCCCTTCTGTCGCATCTCTATGAACCATTTAACAATGTCATCATAGAGAACTGTTGGAGTGTTGCTCATGGTCAGCCAGCCATCTGATTGCCACCCAAAAAGTGGAATGCCATCATCATTGGCTTTCTTCTGAGCATTGACACGAGGGAAGAAAGCGTGTGTGATACAGATATCAACATCTTTTTCACCGTCATTGTAAACCCCATAAAGAGCAGCAGCGGTCAAGTCATGCAGTCTTGAAAGGTCAGCTCCTCCATACCAGCGAATAGGGAGCCTTGCAAGCTCCTCAATGGTCCAATCGTAACAGTCATCACTAGCAATGAATTCATCTGGATTGAAATAAGCGTTCATTGAGTTAGTGAAGACATTCAATGTCTTATTGAAGAACTCATTCCTGGTCTGTGGATCATTCAAGGCCTGTTCTGCTTCTTCCTTGAGGGCCTTGAGTGAGACAGTCACACCCCATGAGGGATTAGCCATTTTCAACACATTCTCATCCAAGTAGTCTCCCACATCTCCATCTGTTGCCTGATTGGCTTTGCAGATGAAGATGAAGAATGAATCATCTTTGACTAGCTCTTTCAGCACTTTCTGACAGTATTTTAGACGGTTAGCAAGGAAGCCTGTTGGAATGTCCCCTGCTGTAGAGATAACAAAAAGCATACTGTTCCGGTATGCTGATATTGTTTTCTTCATAAGACCGTATTTCTTCGAATTTCTCATGGTGTGTGCTTCATCTAGGATGATGACATTCCCATTGAGAGAGTCAAGCCTGCTTTCATCATTTGCTAGTGCTTGGATAAAAAATGAACCCTCCTCACCAAAATTGGCAGTGATGGAGTGTTCTTGGTTGTTATCTTTGATACGGATGTTCTTGTCATTCCATCGCTCAACATTGAATCTCAAGAATCCAAAGGCTTCTAAGGCTTGCTTGACAGAATTGGCTACAATATAGCATTTTGAACCGCTATCTGTATCTAGAATCTGATAAGCCAGAGCGATTGCAGCAGTGAAGGAAGTCTTGCCATTCTTTCTGGCAAGCATGATCAAGGCCTCCTTGAAGCGCCTTTCATTCGTTCCTCTGATGTAGAAGCCAAAGAGATTGACCACCACAAAGTGTTGCCACGGTTGAAGTAGCAATGGCTTGTTACGGATTGAGACCGCAAACATATCATCACCCTGCTGATGGACAATTGTGTTTTCGATAAAATGAACAACAAAATCAACCATGTCTTCATCCATCTCAAACTCTGGATTGTCTAAATCTCTCAGAAAGCGTGATGCTGCCAAAATGTTCTCTTCACAATGCTCTTCCTGATGGTCTAGAACGTGTTGAGCGTATTTTTTAGCTTTGCCCACGTTACCCATCAGCTTTCACCCGTTTCTTCTTGATCTCATCCTTGAATTTCAGAACCTCTGTAAGAACTGACCCATTGTCTTGCTCTACTACTTCACCCAAGGACTTAGGATTCATCATCAGTTGATTGGAGTAGCTGAGTATATCTTTTCGTAGAATTTCCATTGCTGTGAGAATTGGGACTTTACGCTCATTCTCAGCTCCTGCCTTATTCACATAGACATCTGTGACAGGGTAGCCCATATCAGCATAATCCTGAGCAAGTTTCTGATACTGAAATAGCATTCCTGAAAAAATGTCAATGATCATATCAAATTCTTTGCGATAAGTCCCAAGCTCTTTCATCTGTTTGATGACTTTTGACTTGATTGACTTAGCTGTGACTGGTTTTGCCAAAAACTAGGCCTCCTTCCCAAAATCCCTTTAGTTTTTATCCCCTTTTTGTCTGAGTGGTCCCGATTTGGAAAAAGTTCCCTTCACCGGTTCCCAGACGCTCGAAAAAAATTTTTTTTGATGGGGGGGATAATCGAAAAATTCAAAAATTGAAAAATTGAAAATTTCGATTTTTACAAAATTTCATTTTTTCGATTTTTGTAAAAATTTAAAAATTCCCTTTTTCGTTTCTTTTGCCAAAAAATTCCTTGACCAATAACTTTATCATTCTTTCTGTCATGAAAAGTATTGTGTCGTTTGTTAGTGAGAGGTAAACAATTCCATTCTTGGAATTCTAGTTCAGGATATTCTGACACTGGAAAAATATGATGAACCATTTCAGCTGGTTCTGATATTCCATATCTCAAACTCTCTTGACATAGATAATTATATTTCCTTAGAATCTTATCTCTGAACTTCTCCCACTTCTTTGTCTTCAAAGAAGGTCTGACAATTTTGTTATACATATAATCCTCCTCACACAAAAAGGACAGACCAAATTGATTAGCTGTCCCTCTCATACTTGAAAGCTATGCTATCATAATATTTTATTTTATGTGAGAAAACAAGAGCTTATTTTCTCATTTTTTCGAATGATGTACCTTCCCAGCGTACAAGGATTCCTGAAACGGTTGAGCTGAATGTTTCATCTTTACAAATTGAATATCCTACAATCTCATATTTCAAACCCGGATTATTCTTGATGTCCTTGTTCAATTCATTTACTGCACTTTTTAATAATGGAATATCTATATATTCCTTTATCATCATACTGTTGTTCATTTCTCTTCCTCAACTTCCTTCGGTCTCAATCCTATAAAATTATATTCCAGTGTTGAGTTCTCGAAAATGTTCCCAATGATTTCAGCTTTATCCAATACATCTGGTTCATAAGGCGAGATACAATCTGGATCCATGACATTCAGACATTCAAGATAGAAACCATTTCCAGAAAGCACTTCTTTTTCTGCATAGTAGCGATACTCTCCGAAGCGGACAATGGCTTTGATGAAATCAATTTGAAGGACATCACCTACATAAATTTCCTTACCTTCTTTGTCATAAGTGCGTGTTGATTGAGTGATGCATTTCAAATCTTTGAAGTGCTTCCATCCACTGCCTTCACAGTATACTACTGGGAAATTAAAGTTTTCATCGTTTTGATCACAATTGCCTACCACTACCCTGTAAAACATTTTTTTGTTTTTTTCGTCCCATGCTCTAAATTTTGTATTCATTCCGTTACCTCCTCTAATTCAATTCCTTCACAATCAAAGACCCAACCGAATCCAGCTTGTTCCAGTTTCTTCTTTGTAAGTTTTGAATATGCTTTACTGCTGTAAAAATAAATTGCATCTTCATCAGGATCTCTCATGATGTATTGACCAGATGCTTTTATTTTCACTTTGTAGCGTTTTTCTTTTTTTAACAATTCAGGACTTTCCCAACGATTCCCAATTTTTGAGTAGTATTGGAGAATGTCTCTTGTTATTTCTATTCTGGTATTTATTGTAATACCTTCACCAATCCATCTGCAATTATCATAGTCATATCTCACGAGGAAAATATATTCCTGTGCATTGTTTTTCAGAATATCTGCTTCAAAGATCTCATTGCCATTTATATCTTTGAGTCCTGTTGACTGCATAAGTTCTATATCGTCCAATGAAATATTTTTTGGAGCTAAACAAACCTCTTTTATACATTGTTCATTTTTGTCCTATGCTTGAAAATTTAGAATCATTTTTCCATTTCCTTTGGTGGTTTTGGATAACTCATCCAGAACACTGTATCTTCGTAAGTGTTTTCAAATCCAATACCGTTCCCGAAATCAATCCAGATGTCAGTGGTTATCTCTTTTGTCTTTGGATTATATACAAGAACTTCCTCGTCAATTTCTGGAGTTTTACCTTCCCAAACAGAATCAAATCCATCACCAAATATTTCTTTATCGTCTTCATAGATATCTCTGGTTGTCAATTTATTCCATTCATAAAGTGCCACAGTTATGTCTGATGTTCTTTTTGCAGTAGCCATTTTTCACTCTCACTTTCACATATCTTATATTTTGTTAAGCTCGCCTTGTTTCTGAAATCCTTTTAGAACATGGCTTTCATCCGTTTCTCTTTTTCTAGCTTATGCTTAACTCATTATGTTAATGTTAAAATTATAAAATTAAATAACAAAGTTTCTCAAGGCATCATCTAGTTCAGCTTGTTCAATTCCAATATATCTCAATGTTATAGCTGGAGACGAATGATTGAACATCTTCTGTAGTGTACCTACATCCTTTGTTTTGTTGTAATATTTATATCCAAATGTTTTACGCATTGTGTGCGTCCCAACATTATCAATGCCCAATTCTTCAGCAGCTTCATGAATAATCTGATAAGCTCTCTCACGAGTGATGGCCTTGTTTCCTCCTTGCCTGCTCTTAAATAGGAAATGATGGAATGGCTTCCCTTCGACATACTTCCTCATTTCTCGCTTCAACTCTTTTGTCATTCTACGGGAAATCTGTTTGCCAGTTTTTCTTTCTCGTAGCTTGATGTGCCATCCCTGAACATCTTTGACTTTGAGTGTGAGGATGTCTCCAACTCGCAAGCCTGTATTCAGACCAGTAATGAATAGCATATAATACATTTCATTCCATTCTCTCAAATAGTCCTTCATTGCTTGGATGTCATCGTTATCCTTTATTGGTGAAACTTCTTCCATTAATCCACCTCCTTCACAAGCCAGCTTTACGCTAGCTTGTTAAAGAATTCCTTTTGTTCTAGCGTATGTTTCAAGAATGTTTCTACGTTTACGATATATTGTAGCGTTGCTAGTAAATTGTTTTTCTGCAATTTCTTCCCAATCTAGGTTAGCTTGTCCCCATCTAAAGTAGAAAATATCTAGCTGTTCTCCTGTTAGTTGCTTTTTAAATGTTTCAACAGTTTCTTTGAACAATTCTAAATTTTTCAATGGCACATCAGTAGCAAATTTCATTACCATGTTTTCTGTCGGTTTACTCACACCACTGCCACTACTTCCGACAAAATCATCACCATTCTTTGCCATCAGTTCAGCTTTCCTTGTCCATATTGCTTTATCTATTCCACGAAATTGAAAAAGTTCTTGATCTAAATTATGTAGCTCTCTATTGTTCAACGACTTCATTTAATACCTCTCTTTTATATATTTCCGACACACCTATTAACGTTTTTCGATATGTTAATGCTTCTTGTAATGTGCCAAACTCTTTATCTTCAAATTTTGAAGGATGTGTCCCGTCCCATTTGCAATGCCCAATATATTTTCTTACTACATATACCATTTCAAATCTTCTTCCTTGATAAATGAGCCATCTATCCATTTTCCCTTGCGATCTTTGATCTCGTTATAAGCTTGCTTAAAACATTCTACAAATTCATATTCTAGCGCTTCGCTTACTGATTTCAAATAAGCAATCGAGCGAATTAAATTATTTTTACATGTTTCTTTATTCGCTAGATCCTGTGATAATTGAAATTCACTAATATTAGCATTTAACATTTTAAAACACTGCATTATTTCATTAATTCTGAAATCATGAGCTTTCTCAAATATTTCATGTACATCTGCTTTAATAAGCAATGCTAAGCCAACTACAACAACAGCACAATCTCCAATGCTATCTTTTGTAAGTTCTTCATTTTTTTTGAGAAACCCAGCGCATAATTCCCCAAATTCTTCACTCAATTTCAATGATTGTTTATCTAATCTTCCTCCATTTTCTAAATCATGATCAATAAACCATTGCTTTACATTATTTAAAATTAATTCTTCCATAAATCTACCTCTTTAAAAATTTTTAAAATTTCTGTTCTCATTTTTTGTGACCAATTTTAAAGTTGACATTTATCAATTTTTACTAAATAAAATGTACCGTAGGACATTCTTAAAGCGTGTCCTACTTGTATTGCTGCCCCACGAGATACAAATTTCATAGCTTTTGATTCATCAGAAAATGAAACATTTAATCCAGTTACACTAACAACGACAGATTTGATAAATGGTTTTTCTTGTTTTAAACCATGTTTTAAAATAAACATTTACTTCTCCAATTTCTTAAGCAACTCTTGCTTCTTCTTCTCAAGCTCAGCTTTTTTCTCAGGATTAGTTTCATTTTTATAGTCTAGCTTGCTCCATTCAGGGTTATTACCTGATGATTTTTTAGCACTATTCATGGTCTTATTATTTTTCTTAGCTTGAAAATCACGTTGCGCCTGATAGGCTTGTTCGGGCGTTTTGATGCCCTGACTAATCCAATTATCCAAAATCCGTGCGATATAATTGAATTTACGGACATTATTTGCAACGGATACTTTGACGGCTTCTAGAAACAGTTCAGTAGAGACTTTTTGATTCAATAGATAGTCATCAATCATGTCAAATTCAAATTTTACAAGACCGCGACCTAGATTTGCTTCAATTTCTTGAACAAAATTTTGCTTATCTATTACTACTATATTATCTTTATCTTCTTCTCTATCTGTATCTATCTCTATATCTATATCTGTTGCGTTACTTTGCGTTACTGTAACGTTACTTGTAACGTTACCATTTTCAAGTAACTGCTTTTGTTTTTCACGATAGCGAGCAACTCTTTTTCTTGTTTGCTCTTTAGCTTTCTCCATCCCATCCACATTTTGGTGCTTTTCCCAGTTTGGTAGTGAAATAATGCCGTTGATTATTTCGATCATGCCAAATTGCTCAAAAATCTGCAATGCTAGACGTATTGTTGCTAGTGGTCGACAAAAAATAGCAGCTAGCATCTCGTCAGTATAATGAACTTTATTAGTCATCATCAACAATCCGTTTCCCCCTTGCCTACCTGCTAGGGTCAAGATTTTAAACCAGATTACTAAGATAGCATCATGTTCAGGAAGTGAATCAATCAATCTGATTTTTTCATCGTCAAAAATATCTGTCGTAATTTTGATCCATTTAATTTCTGACATCCTTATATCCCTTTCTAATGAAATGAGCAGGCCACTTTCTAGTTTGTTTTCGCTTAAATGCTGTCTGTTCCATATCTTGCCAAGTTTTACGAGCCAAGGCTTCTACTAGATTCATTTTTTGTTTTTCAAGATCATCAATCTTAGCTTCATATTTTTCCATATCATGATAACAACGCTTGACTTCGTCTTTTAAAAATAAATATTCTTCAATCACTGATTTCATATTATTAACGAAATCGTTGTTTTTTAGTTCATTCATATTATCTCCTTAAAATGCCAGTTCATCTCGTTTTGTGTAATTTTGGTACATCATCCGTAGCCACATACCATCGATTTTTTCGAATTGGTCAAGAGTAAGATAATAAATCTGTTGTTCAAACCAATAAGCAAAATCTTCAAAATTATCAATTACAACGGAATTGTCATATATGTTAGTATAGTAATCACTTCCGTAAAAATTACCTGAAATTGAATAAACATAAAAGTAATCTCTACGCTGACTTTCTTGCCTGTAGATTTTCAACTTCATCCCAACTCCTTCGCTATCGCTTCAATCACATTGACTGTCACGCTATTCCCAGCTTGCTTGTATAGTTGGCTGTTGCTGTTTACTTCCTGCGCCTTGTCAAAAGCCCAATCAGGAAAACCTTGCAGTCTCCAACATTCTCGAGGTGTTAGCTTTCTAATCCTAAAATCAGGCTCAACCACACCTTGACTCTCTCCAGTTAAAAGAGTATTTGCTATCTGTTTACCTACTCGCCCTCTGCGTGTTTTAGAGTTTGGATGCGCTAAATTCACACTATCGCCTATTTCTGCTTCTGCATAACCTTGAGAGGTTGCCTCTTTAATTCTTATCTTCTTCTGTTCACTTTCAATAATGTACGATCCATTGGATTGCGCTGTTCCGTATCTTGCGGTAAGGGTATTGGCTGTAATATTTTCTCTTGGTAACTTATAAGCCTGTTTTGTGTTTTTTCCGATAGGAAAAATTCTTCTGGTACATTCTCCTCTAAGATGTCCGATAATGAACACACGTTCTCTATTTTGTGGTACTCCAAAATCTTTGCTGTTAAGCACTTGCCATTCCACATCATACCCGAGTTCATCCAACGCTGAGAGGATTGTCTCAAAGGTATTGCCTTTGTCATGGTTGAGGAGTCCTTTAACGTTTTCAAGGAATAAATACTTAGGTTTGAGAATAGATGCGAACCTTGCAATCTCAAAAAATAGAGTTCCCCTAGTATCTTCGAATCCTCGTCTAGATCCCGCAATGCTGAAAGCTTGGCACGGAAATCCTCCGCAGATAATGTCCACTCGTCCGATTGCTCGGATAGTGTCATCTGATACTTCTGTAATGTCATGTAATTCAATTTCTCCTTTCGTATCATGTATAGCTTTATAGCTTTCTCTTGCGAATTTGTCTATTTCGCAAAAGCCTACACATTCATGGCCAGCAGCTTCCATGCCAAGACGAAAGCCACCTATGCCAGCAAATAAATCTAAAAATTTCATGTATCACCTCAAAATGGCAGTCCATCATCACCAACATCTGGAACATTTGGTGCTTGGTCATATAGACTGTTTGCATTAGCGGCGTTGTCTTTTTTCTCTAAAGTCTGGAATTTTTCTACAACGACTTCAGTAACATAGACACGCTGACCTTGTTGATTTTCATAATTTCTGGTCTGTATGCGACCAACAACAGCAATCAAAGCCCCTTTTTTTGTCCAATTAGTCAAATTTTCGGCGCTAGTCCCCCAAATCACACAATTGATAAAATCCGCTTCTCTCTCACCATCACTATTTTTAAAATTACGATTAACAGCCAAGTTAAATATAGCGACTGATTGACTGCTAGGAGTCTGCTTCAATTCAGCATCTCTTGTCATTCGTCCTATTAGTGTTACATTATTAATCATTTCCCTCTTCCTTTCAAATAATCAGGTATCTCGTCACCTATTTTTAATTCCTCATACTGCTCGGCTGATACCAAGAACTTTCCATAGGCCCCAGCCGTGACCGTGTAATGTCCGTCTATTATCTCTTTATTTGTGATATAGCCGTGCATTTCAGCGCCTGCATTATCGACCTGATAAATGATGATCGGCTGTTTTGGCTTGCTAAGAACAGCCCCTGCATAAAATGATATTATGCAGGAAGCTAAGAAGAATATTAGTTTAATCTCGGTCATGGTCGGCCTCCAAAAGTTCGGGGTTTTCGTAAATGTTGCCGATTATTTCTATGCCACTCGCTACATTGCCTAAATATTCATAATAATCATACCTCTTTAGGCAATTAACCCACATTCCTAAATCAGTTCTAAATTCAACCACACCTTTTATTGGATAATTTCCCGAAGCAGTTATATACCCCTCAAAAATCTCCTGCCCGCTCTTATCAAACAGGCCTGTTGATTGCATGAGGATGGTATTTTCAAACTTAATAAATCTCGATACACCAACTTCATCTTTATATTGAGCCACTTCTCTATCAAAATATAATCCATCAACACTACACAATTTTGATATGATTTCATTCCACATCCTATACTTTGGAATCATCTTGTACCTCCTCTTTTGGTTTGACCTCGATTTCTAAGTAAAAGGGAGGGCCGGGTATGTCCATTCTTACAGCCGTAATTTCGCCATCAGAGCTAGTGATAATTTCGCTTATCGCCAAAATCAAGTCGCTGATTTTGCTATTTAGTTTTAATCCCATCTATTCCACCTCCTCAATCTCAATCCCCGGACAATCAAACACCCAGCCAAAACCAGTTTCTTCGAGTTCTGCTTTTGTAAAAACAGAACCTTCATGTTTTTGGGTTCTTATGAATTGTGGTGTAAGTTTCTCGTTGTTTAGATAATACTTGCCCAGGTATTGACCAAAGTCACCTTTCACTTTAACCGTATACTTAGCTTCTTCCTCAACTGTGTAGCCGTCAAGCCAAGCACGTACAAAATTTTCGACATTGCCTTCGTAAAACCATTCTGGGACTCTCTTGTCATAATGATCTTCGATCACTCTCATTGCGCCGTAAACGTGGAAGTTATTTTTCTTTTTAAATTCTATATATTCCGCCACAAACTGCGGTATGACTGGCTGTTCTGGTTCGTCTGAGAATCCATCAATAATATTTATAGCCTCTTCAAGGCCTGCTATATACCCCTTTCTTTCTGGACTTGATTTGGCTAGTAATACTTCCGTTCTAATTATGGAAATCAATTGCTTTTTATTCATTTTCCATCTCCTTACTTACGACACCCGCTGAGATCTTCTTCATCCCAATTTCGCATTTTAAAAGTCCGTTTTTTTCGTTCTTCTTGACTACGTAGAACTGCTTGACGCACGGCATATTCTTGTGCTGCCAAAACATACATTGCCTGCAGATCAAGCAACTCTTCTGCTTCACGCTTCTTCTCGGCCTTTCGCCATTCCAGATATTGGCAAAACGCTCCCATCATAAAGAACATCATCAACGTAATAATTCCGCCTAATACTTCACTCATTATTCAATCCAATCCTTTCTCTGATTAATTTATCATCTTGTTCAAGATATGAAATCCTGATAGCATTGTTCCTCATGCTGTCTCTGTTATCGGTTATTTGAGACCTAAGATCTTTGATTTGATGATTCCTATCATCTTCGACCTTCACCATAAAAACAACTGCAATAAGTAAGCAAAGGCTCAAACCGATAACTATCAATTTCAAATCTGCCAATGTCCGACTTAAATAAACGTTCTCGTGCTTTAACAAATGTATCTCATCTCTAATACTCAAAACTTGTCCTCCTGACCATTTCATCCCCTTTTCTAAATAACAATATTTTCTTGTATAAATTTATCCAATTCATACTTGTCAATACGTTTTGTCCCATCGATTTGATAAAGATTTAATCCCTTCTTAATCCATTTTCTGATGGTGTTTGAGCTACAATCTGCATAGTGTGATGCAGTTTCAATTGAAAACCAACGTTTTTCTGCCACCTCTTGGTCTAAAAATTCAGTGAACGATTCTTTAAATTGAGTTCGTACCGCTGTTCTTATTCCGTTCTCAAATTCTTCGCTTAGAATATTCATTGTCATCTCCGATTTGTTATATAATGTAAATGTTTTATTTTTGTTGAGCGCCTGACTTCTGTTAGGTGCTTTTTATGCGTTGTAAGCATTCAATTCCATGATTTTCATTTTAGTGTTGGTGCTTGGTTCCCAAGTCATCCAATAGGCAAGTGCTGCTTCTGCGAATTTTTTTGGCAGTAAGTCATAGCGACTGATATTGAAATGATCCTTGAAATCAATCTCAGCTTGTCTGAAGACCGATTGAGCGAATGTCTTATCTGCATAAGCTGGACTGTCGATTCCACCAAGACAAGCAACGACACGAGCTTTGCGTTTCTTCAGTAGAGATTGAGCATAGCTTGGATGGATTGGCTGTTCATTTTTGAGGTAGTCAATGTCTTCAATCATGCTAGCTTGTTGTTCACGAAGTTTCTTCTGACCAGTGAATAGAGCGATGAAAGCATCTTCGTCTAGGTCCTCACGAATAAAACCACCTTGTCTGCGAATGGCTGGAAGTACTTCTGATGTTACCCAACGCTTGAATTCTTTTGCTTGTGGCAATCTGCTAGATAGGATAAGCGAGTATAATCCTGATTCGTTGATGATGATTGTTTCTTGTGTTCTTCCAAGATTATCTGTGAGGCCCTGTTTTAGGGCGTCATCTTCATCAACATGAAGAGCGATTGCATTTCTTGCTTTGCTATATCCTAATATGTCAGCGACATCTTTCCCGACAAACCATGGTTCATCATCAATTGTCATAGTACGGACCTCTTGTCCGTGAAAATTAAATATTTCGTTCATAGTATTCCTTTCTAAATTTGGTATAATAAAATAAAATAAAATGAGGTAATGCTGATGAAATTAAATCCTGATTGTATTCGTGATATTCTCTTTGTTGTAGAAAATAATGCAACTTATTCAAATGATGTTTCTGAAGAAACAATTTTTAAAGAACTCGATTCAAAATATCCTAGAGAAGAAATTCTCTACCATGTTCGACAATGCGAACATAGTGGACTCTTCCTACAAGTGGTACACTACTTTGGCGGTTTTTCTATCCAAGATTTGTCTCCTTATGGACATCGTTTCATTAATGATATACGTCAAGATAATAACTGGAGTAAAACAAAGGAAATTGCCAAAAGTGTCGGCTCTTTTTCACTGGATGTTCTGAAAGATATTTCATCACAAGTTATTACCAACCTAATTTCAAATCAGCTTGGCAATAAGTTTTAAGTAGACAGTAGCATGGTTGCTTTCAACCGTGCTTTTTGTTTTGATTGCTTGGACACCTTTTAATTTTTGGTTATTCAAATAAATGCCGTCTTTTCTTATTTTCAGTTCGTTCGTTCTTTTCTCCTAATCCTCAAATTTCTCCCACGATTCATTGATTTTCAACTTCTTGTTAATGCGAAGTTTCAAGTCATCGCTCCCTTTTCCATCTTTCAGCAACTGTGTGATAGCTGATGGACTAACACCTACAACAATGGACAAGTCCGTCTGTGACCATCCACGTTTTTCAATTCGCTCTTTTACAAGCTCAATCCATTTACGATGTTGTTGGCTCATGTTTCTCCTCCTTTTATTTTTAATAGGGTTAACGAGTTGGTAAATTATTTTATAAAACGCTTGACATTTAACAATCTATTGTTTAAAATAAAAGCATAATTAAAAACCTTGATAAAACGTTATATCTATCAACTTATTTGCTCGCCAAAGCTATTTATTTTTAGATGTGTTTTAACTTTGTTTTTAACCAACTCGTTAACTTACAAAAACTATTCTAAACTATTGATTGTGTTTTGTCAACCGTTTTACACACAAAAGTTTAAATATTTTTTGTCATGTCTTAGAAAGGCTGATAAATCAATGTTTTCTTTGTTTGAAAAAATTAAAGAACTTTGCCAAAAACGAGGAATTTCTATAAATTCTCTCGAAGAAACACTTGGATATAGCAGAAATACAATCTATAGCATGAAGAGTAAAAAACCAAATGCTGAAAGATTACAAGAAATCGCCGACTACTTCAACGTATCCACTGACTATCTGCTTGGACGAACTGATAATCCAAATATTGCTAATAGAGGTGATGCTTCTGCACCTCTTGATCTTCGAGACATTGCTGCGCAGTCTATGTTGTTCGATGGTAAGCCACTTACCGAAGATGATATAGACTTTATCACAGCGGTCTTGGAGGCACACTTAAAAAATAAATAGAGGTGCTAATTATGACTGTGCAAGAATTGTGCGCTGTTGAAGGCGTTAACTTGTGCTATTTTGATGGGGGAGAATGGCATAGCCAAGGATTTTACAATCCAGTTCTTAATATCCTAGCTTTAGATGTACGCTTATCTGATGATGATCAGAAAAAAGTGGCTCTACATGAGCTTGGACATAGAGAGCATTTGCCGTGTAATTACCAAACAAATAGGGAGAAATGTGAGTTACAAGCAAATAGAAATATGATACATCATTTGCTTGAAGAAGAGTTGAAGTTGATGGATGATGTAAGAGATTTCAACTATCTGCATTTCATGGAGAAATACAGCTTGAAGACCATTGCGAGTGAAACAATGGTCAAAGACGAATATAATTCACTAATTAGTTAAATAGGATGATTCTAATGAAAAAAAGTAAGCCTTTTTATAAACAAATTTGGTTTATAATATTTATTATTCTAATTGTTATTGGCGGTATAAGCTCTCTAACTAAACCAAAATCAAAAACCACAAGTAGTGCAGAAGGGTCTGCTACTATTAAAAACAACACTTTTAAAATGACGGATAAACTTGGGGAAGAGTTTGCTGTTTATCTGCGAGAAAATGCGGAAGTCTTGGACAATGGTGATAAAATCGAATTTGTTACAGGTGGAAATGCTACTGCCGTTTCTGTCCGTGTTGGAGAATCGTGGAGTGCTGAAAGTGTAAGCCGTAAAATCTATCTTGCTAATTCATTTCTTAAACAAAAAAATGAGCTGTTTAAAAAATGGGCAGCGGAAAATAACTATGAAGTTAACCTAAATAAAGATACCCCAGAATTAATAGTTAAAGTTTCTGATGCAGATAAAACAACAATTGCACAAGAGCATAATGGCAAGATGAAGATACTTAATAATTAAGTAAGAAAAAAAATCCCCACACTCGCCTTCGCCAAAAATTGAGTGTGAGGAAATGTAGTATAAGAAAAGCCATTAAAAAGGTCTTTTTCTTATACCCATTTTAACAAGAAATGAGGTAAAAATCAATGATCAAGAAATATAAAAAAGGTGATGGTTTCGCCTACTATTTTAAGGCCTATCATGGGATTGACCCATTAACCGGGAAAAAGATTGTCACTCTTAGGCGTGGTTTTAAAACTGAACGTGAAGCTAGACTGGCCGAAGCTAAGTGCTTGGCTGATTATGAAAAGAAAACCTTTAGAAGCAGAAATACAACTACTACTTTTGAACAAGTCTATGAAACTTGGAAAGAGCATTATAAAAATACAGTTAAAGAATCAACCTATGTAAGTCAAATTGACAAAGCGGACAGGCTTATTATTCCTCATTTTGGAGATAAGCCCATAAATAAAATTACCCTATCTATGTGTCAAGCTCAGGTCAATAAATGGGCTGATGAGTATAAGAGATTTTTTGGGATCATCAGCATAGCTAATCAGATATTTGACTATGCCATATCCATGGAATTGATCGATAGCAATCCAATGAGAAAAACTCTAAAACCAAAAAGAAAAAAGAAAGATAAGGAAGAGCTTGAACAATTCTATAATAAAGAAGAGCTGAAAACTTTTTTTGAAATGGTCCAGAAACTTGATGACATAGAAATGCTCACTTTCTTCCGTCTGTTGGCTTTCACAGGAATGAGGAAGAATGAGGTTGGTGCATTGAGATGGACTGACATTGATTTAGAGAGTGGGCGGCTCAAAGTTAATCAAACACTGGCAAAGGGAGAAAACAATAAAATCATATTTCAAACTCCGAAGACGAAAAAAAGCCAGCGAACAATATCGCTGGATCCTAAAACTATTGAAATATTGAAAGATTGGCACAAGTACAGTACAAAAGGACTATTATTTAAAAATGAATCAGGCAGCCCTAAAAGTATTGTGCATGTAAATAACTTATTGAATCGAGTTTGGAGAAGATATCCAGATTTCAAGCGTATTACTCCTCACGGATTCAGACATACTCACTGTTCCCTCTTGTTCGAGGCTGGGGCTACTATCAAAGAGGTTCAAGAACGACTAGGGCATGAAAACATACAAACAACGATGGACATATATGCTCACGTCACACAAAAAGCAAAAAATGAAGTTGCTGACAAATTCGCTTCCTACATTGGTTTTTAGAATATGGGTATCACGATGGGTATCAAAACAAAAAAATAGGCTCTCTGATTTCTCAGAAAGCCTTTTGTTTAGTGGTTTTATAACCTTATTTAGCGATTGGGTAAACAGAAACTTGTTTTTTATCGCG